GTGCATACCCTTGCCGTTCCAGCCGGCGCGGCGTACGCAGATGCCTGCGCGCATGGCCGTCAGCGCCTGCCCGAAGTCCATGCCACGCGGGCGCCGGTACGCGCGCTCGAACACGTCAGCCGGGCTCCAGCTGACGTAACCCCCAAAACCGAGCACGTTGGGCTTGCCGCCGTCCATGTACTCGACGAGGTATCCGGCGTCGGCGGGGTTCTCGTCGGCGGGGACTTCCCACCCGCGCAGTGCGTTGTACTCGCCGCGGGTCATCCGCGCGGCTTTGACGGCTTTGGTGCCGATGTAGAGTTCGAGGTGCATGTTCAGCTCCAGTTGAGGTTAGGGTGCGCCTTGGCGATGGCCAGGGCGTGCTTTGCTTGATGCAGCGCATCATGCAGTGCGTGGTGCGGAGTGCCTGTGAACTCCGGTTCAAGTCCCGGGAACAGGTTCTTGAGCGTGCGGAAGCAGCGGTCGTGGGTGTACCCCCACGGCTTCTTCAAAGACACACGCTCGTAGGCCGTCGACAAGATCACGTTGTCGAACGTGGCACCGTTGCCCCACACGTGAAGCGGCTCGACCGTGGCGAAGGGTTCCAGGAATTCGCTGAACACCCACAGTGCCGGGGCAATGTTCTCGCCGCGTTCGCGGAGGAGCTCAACGCGCGCGGCGTCGTCCTGCTGCAGCCACCATAGGACCGTGCTGGCGTCCATCACGCCGCCGGTGCGCACGGCGTCTTCGAGATTCACTTTGACGTAGAGCTGGTTGCCCAGCTCCCCTGCCACAGGGTCAAACAGCACCGCGCCGATGGCGACGATGGGTGCGTTGGGGTTTTTACCCATGGTTTCGATGTCAGTCATCACATGGTTCATGCTCATGGCGGTCACTTCCCGGTGGGTTTGCGGACGCTGACGGAGTACTCGCTGTTGCTCTGCAACGACGGCACCACGAGCTTCGGGTTGTCCTTGAGGAACTCGGCCATGTTCGACTGCGCGATGCGCTTCTCGAACAGCCCCAGGGCCTCGTGCTGCAGGACGAACTTGTTGAACTCGCCCCAGTCCTGAACGCTGTAGCGCGTCTTGGTGCTGAGCACCACCGTACCGTGGTCGGTGCGCACAGACGTCACGCCGGCGGCGAGCATCTGGTCCTTCATGGCGGTCGAAACGACCTCCATCTGCGCATCGATTTCAGCGATCTTGGTGTCCAGCTCGGCCTGGATCTCGGCCTTCTTGTCCCGCATCTTGCGGTAGATCTTGGCCAGCTTGTCGAGAGGCATGGGTGCTTCGGGGGTGGTAGTCGACATCAACTTCTCCTTGTAAAGTGTTTGACAATGATAGCGGCAAAAAAGGTCAGTGCATAGGCCCCCTTTCAGTTTTTGATTTCTGAACCAAACAGGTCGATCAGCAGTGTGTGGTCACTAACTTTTGTGCTCATGGCGCTGAACAGCTTGCGCTCGATCGGGCTGCTCTGGATGTGCACCACACGCACGCTCTCGGAAGTCTGCCCCTTGCGGTCGACACGCGCCACGCACTGGATGTACAGCTCAACGCTCATGAGCGGGCCGTAGAAGATCGCCGTATCGGCGGCTGTCAGTGTGATGCCGTGGGCCGTGGCCTGGGCCTGCAAGATCAGCACATCCAGGTCTTCGGTGTCCTGGAAGGTGTTGATGATCTGGCCGCGGCGCGCGGGGGGTACGTCGCCGTGAATCTGCGCAACTTTGTGCCCCTTCTTCGTCAGGTACTCGTCCAGCGCGTCCATGCTGGAGCGGAACATGGCGAAGATGATCACCTTGCGCTGCGTCTCCTCGATGACTTCTTCCACCACGCGCAAGCGCGGCTTCGCGTCGAACTCGATCACTTCGCTGTTGTCCGTGTAGGCAGCGCCGCAGCTGATCTGCAGCAGCTTGTTGACTGCCACACCGGCATTCACCGCGCTGATCGTCTCGCCGGCCGCCTGCACGCTCAGCTGCGTCTTGAGCATGTTGTAGTACTTCGCCTGCTGGGGACTCATCTCCACGTCGCGCGTCTCGGTGACGACCGGCGGTAAGTCCAGGCAGTCTTTCTTGGCGAAGCGGATGGCCGGTTGCAGCACGTCGAACACACGCTGCTTGGCGTCGCGTTTTGGCACCCACTTGAAGTTCGACACCTTGAGCATGACTTCCTCGCGCCACGCGGTGAAGAACTTCGGCACGTTGCTCGGGGACACGATCTTGGCGAGGCCGTACGCATCGACCGGAGACTGCGCCGCCGGCGTACCGGTCATCATCCACACCGACGTCTCCGCCTTCACCACCGAGTTCAGCGCCTTCCAGCGCTGCGTCATGGGGTTCTTGTAGGCGTTGGCCTCGTCGATGATGATCAGGTCGAACTTGCCGTTGCTGCGCACCTCATTCGCGATGAGGTTGAGCCCCTCGTAGTTCGTGATCACGAACTCGTAGTCGCCCTGGACCATCTCGATGCGGCGGGACGCTTTGCTGTGGTGGGCAACCACCGCGCTGCGGTGGATGATGCTGTTCGAGATGTCCCCCATCCACGCGCTGTACATGATGGACATAGGACACAGAATCAGCACTCGGCGGATCTCGCCCCGGCGCATCAAGTAATCAGCCGCCCACAGCGCGCTGAGCGTCTTGCCAGTACCGGGCTCGTTGAAGCAGAACGCACGGCGGTGCAGCGTCAGGAACGACGCGGTCTCGACTTGGTGCTGCATGGGTTTGTAGCGCCCCGGCCAGTCGTACTTGGCGACGATGGGCGAAGGCGCCTTGCGCACGCCCAGGTTGCGCAGTACACGCATCTCGTCGAGCCCCCAGTAGACCGCGACGAGCGCTCCGCCGGTCTCGTAGCGCTCGATGATCTTGCTTTTGGGGATGACGCTGAACTTCTCCGGGTGGCGGGTCTTGATGAGTACCGCCTTGTTGTCGATGATTTCCATGTCAGTGACCGTTGTCCCTCATGTTGGCCTTGGGGGAGCGCAGGCGGGTGTTGCCAGGGGTGCTCTTGCCCCCGGCGCGCAGCGGCTTCTTGTGGTCGATGTGCTTGCCCGCACGGTCGACGCCCGCTTTGTCGTACGCACGCCGCGCGCGTTGGCGCTCCAGCTGATCTTCTGTCTCACCTGACTGCTTCTGCAGCTTGTAGGCGTGCTTGTAGTCGCGCTTTCCGTTGACTTGGGTCATGTGTTGCTCCTAGTGGCGGCCGTTGAACTCGCAAGGCGTGTGGGGGCAGTGTTTCTTGCACAACCCGCTGGGTTTCGGGTTCCACACGTCATGCGCCATTGCAGCCTCGATTTTGCTCGTTCGCTCGCGGTAGCGCCACCAGCCATCCTCGAACTCCTCGCGCGTCACCGTGGTCTTATTCATCGTCCCCGGCACAAGGAACAGCAGTGCGGCGCTGACTTTGCGGATGTGCGGGAAGTGCGTGAACACCATGAGCGCCATGAGCTTGAGCTGGTCCAGGTCGGGGTACTTGTTGCCGCCGGTTTTCCAGTCCACAACCCACGCGCGCATGTCGTCATCATCGACAACCAACAGGTCGGCAACACCGCGCACCCACACGTCTTTGGCGAAGAACTCGCACGGCTGTAGATCGCGCGTCACACCCATGCGGTGCTCCGGCAGCTTGCGCCCCGGCTTGGCCAGGACGGCATCGACAGCCGGCTTGAACTTCGCGTGCACCGGCGGGAACGGCGCTTGCCCCAGCGCGTACAGCTCGATGGCCTTGTGGACCTCGTTACCGTACTTGGCCGCGGCGGACTCTTCGTACGGGTAGAGCTTCAGCACCTTGGTGGCGTGATACTGCCGCGGGCAGGTCTCGAAGTTTTTGAGGGAGCTGTGGCTCCACGTGAAGGGCTTGGAGTCGCTCATGCAAACCTCGCAGACTTGATGGCCTTGTGCAGGCGCCCGGAGAACTGTTCGACGAAGCGCTCGTTGTTGGCGAGTCCGTGCCCCATGTCGTGCAGGATGGCGTGTGTGATCTCGTGCCAGAAGGTCAGCTCCATGCCGCTCTCGCGGCGCGGGGCGATCTGGATGACGCGCTGCGCGTAGTAGATGCAGCCAAACCCCTTTCGGGGCAAGGCCTGCACCACGATGTCGTAGCGGGTGCGCCCGACGACGACAGATTTCGGGATGGGTATAGACATAGGGGGTCCTCAGTTTTTGGCCAAGCCATAACGACGGTGAACGCCACCGTCAGCGGCCAGGGGAATCCCCGGCATGTACTTCGGCTCGAGGGTCATCTGGCTGAGAACCCACGATAGTGCCTCTTCAGCCTCTGCTTCCGGCGCCACGTCGATCTGCTCGTCGTGCACCGTGCCCACCACGGGGTATCGCTGCGACACGCGCAACATACCGTCGGTCATCACAATGCGCGCTGTGCCCTGGGTCACGTTGTTGGCGATCTTCCCGGCATACAGACGTGTGGCTTCCTCACCGTAGACCCACTCCATTTTCTTGGTGTCCGGGTTCTTCTGCTGGCGTAGATTCGGGTACTTCATGCTCATGCCGTTGGGCAACACGATCTCTTCCTTGCGGAAGATCAGGCACTTGTGCACGTACTCCTCGCCATCAGCCAGCGAACGGGGGATCAGCTGCTGGAATAGCTCCCACAGCCCGACTACGGGCGCGGCCGTTGCGCGGTAAATGTCGATGATGCGCTTGGCCGCAACGCAGTGGATGAGCAGCTCCTGCGTGGTGCACGTGTGGGGAATCTCCATCATCTTCTTGACGTTGTCGTCCCAGTCAAGAAAGCGCTCGATGTACGTCTTGTCGACGCCCAGCTTTTTGGCGAAGGCCTTGTCGTAGCGCACGGGCGGGGCGCCCAGGAAGCCCACCAGCAGCTGTCCTGCAAATGCTGCCCATCCAAGCTGGTAACCGCAGCCGAGCATCGCAGACTTGGCCGACTGGCGCAGGTCCGGGTGCGCCTCCTTGGTGAGCCCCTCGATGTTGAACATCTGCGAACCGAACATGGAGTACGGGTCCTTCTTCGCGCGGAAGATGTCCAGCAGCTCGTCGTAGTCGGCCAACCACGCCAACACCCGCGGCTCGATCTGCGACAGGTCGCCCACCACCAGCTTGTAGCCCTTCGGCGCCATGATGGCGCGGCGCAGGAAAGACCCGCGCTTGAGGTTCTGCATGTTGATGGCGGAGCCCTTGGCGGCGGTCCAGCGCCCCGTGCCTGCACCGAAGTACGACAGAGGTACGGGCAGCGGTCCGCGAGCAGAGATGTCCAGAAAGCGCTGCGCACGCGTACGCTCCGTCGTCGACTTGACCTTCAGCCGCGCCTCGCAGAGCAGGGATACATTCTCGTCGTCCCCGTTGAGCAGCGCCTGGAACATGGCGTCGTTCTTGGCGAAGGCGTAGTTGAAGCCGACGGGGTTCGGCGTCTTTGCGGTGGGGCGTTTTTTCTTGGTCGGCGGCTCCACCCCCAGGCTGCGCAAGATCTCGGCGAAGCGGTCGTTGCTGGCCAGATCGCCGTCAGTAACGCCCATGCGGCTGAGCAGCCCCTCACGAGCCTCGCGCTCTTCCTCCAACGCGTCGGTCAGCATGTCCTGATCGAGCTCCAGCAGCGGGCGGGTGTACATGCGCAACGTCATGTCGATCAGTCGCAGCTCCTTCTTGGGGAACCACCAGTTGCGTTGATCGTACGCAGCGTCGAAGTCCCACTCGGCGCCGTGTTCGTCGGCACGCAGCAGGTCTTCCCTGTTTGCACACCCCAGCAAGAACCGCTTGAAGATCTCCTCCAGCAGGAACACGTCGTGGTTGCAGTACTCGGCCAGCTTGCGCTCCAGCCCCGGAACGTCCTCCAGGTCCTGGACTCCATCAGACAACGCGATGGCGCCGCCCTTGGCGGGCAACCCGAAGTCTTCTGCGATAGCGGCCAGCGAGTTCTTGCCCTTGACGCCTCGCAGCGCGCGGGCCATCGACAGTGTGTCGAAGATGAATGCGGGTTGTCTGCCGTAACGCCAGGACAACACGGATACGTCGAACTGCGCATTGTGTGCGACAACCCCCGTCGTGTTCCAGTCGACCGTAGAGAACACGCGCTCAATCTCGGCGTGGCTGTACCACTGCGTGACCGGCGCATCCTTGGCAAACCACCGCATGCTGGCGCCGAAAGCCTTGAAACACTTGGCCCGTACGTACTCCTCGTTGGTCATCTTGGAGAGCGTGTAGGCCGTGCGCTGCAAGTCATCGCCGAGCGGGCACCAGTCTTGCGGCTTCGTTGCGTACCGCGTCTCGAAGTCGAGCAGCAGTATTCTGTTGAACGGTTGCGACATCAGTGCACCCCCTGCCCAGCCGGAGGCTGCTGGTCGCGCTCTTCGAGCACTTGCAGCGACAGCGTGGCTGTCAGGTGCATCTCGTCGGGGCTCATGTTGATTCCGTGCACCATCAACAAGCCACTCGACTTATCGACCACATTGGCCAGGATGGCCATCTTCGGGCGCACGCCGTAGCACTGCATCAGCAGGTTGAGCGTCTCACGGAAATGCTGCTTCTGCTCTTCGGGGGCCGTGCGCATGAACTCCGAGAACTCGTGTTCAACTGCGTTCATGTGCATCGCCGTATCCAGCGACGTCGGGTGTTGCTCGTTCATTCACTTCTCCTTTTTGGCGCGCTTGCGCACTGTGGGTTGAGTTTCGTCGATAACCGTCTTCTCCGGGCGGTCGAACCGGTCCGTGGATGACCACGAAATGCGTTTGGCGATGTGCACGGCATCACACTGCAGGGCGTCGACGACGGTCTTGACGTCGCCCAGGTTGTCTTCGTCGACCACCATGACAATGCCCCCCGCTGCGCGAATGGCGTCGATCTCAGCCCACTGCAGCGCGGTGGGGCCGCGCTTACCGTAGGACGATTCGATCGACTTGGCCTCGATGCCCAGGTAGCGGCCGTTGACGCACACGGTGAAGTCGAGCTGCCCACTGCTACCGTAGCCGCCCGTTGTCGGCTGTCGGTAGAGCACGCCGGCCAGCAGCTCGCGTATGCGCTTCTTGACCCGCGCTTCGGGGGTGTCAGCCATGCTGGTTATCCGCGTCGGAGCGCATCTTCTGTTCCTCGTGCAGGATAGCCATGCCGATGTACACGAGCGCCCCGCGCATCTCGGTCAAGAAGGCCTCGCCGTGGCGCGTGTTGGCCGCTTCTTCCAGCTTCTTGGCGGCTTGCCCAGTGAGGAAGCCGCGGCCGTGCATACGTGCGTAGTGGGCCCAGGGTTGATCGAGGAACGGCGTCAGCGCACCGCCGTGGCGCATGCCTTTGCCGAACATGGCTTGTCGCACGGCGCTCTCGAAAACGTCGGTGAGTGGGTGCTGCTCGACCGCGAGGTCTTCTTCCAGGGGGGCACGTTCAATCGACATGGGGAGTTCCTTTCAGTTGCTGTTCAATCATGGACGCACGTTTGCGATCGCGGTACGCACGCGTCCGCTCCGCCCCCGTGAGCTTCCGGCGAGGCACATCTGGCGCCTCGCCGAAGGTGTACACCGGCGTCTGGTCACGGCCGATGGAGTCGGCCAGCCAGTCGCTGATGTGGATCACGCGCTCTTTGTGGAGCGCATGCAGCAGCCGTGACGCAGTGGTCTCGTGAACCCCTGTCACAGCAACAATGTTGGCCACGATGACACGCTTGTGCGTCGTGAAGTAACGAACGCTTTTGGCCAGGGCCATCATGGTAACGCTACGCGGAGCGTCGAGCTTTCTGAGCGGCATAGTACTCTCCAAGTTCAGGTGGCGGGCAGTGTGGTGGCGGGACCACCACACACCAGACGGCGGCGTAGCGGCCGGGGCCCCACGCGTGGTTTTTCGTCCATCGATCGATGTATGCGTCGGGCATCTTCTTGAGCGTCGCCGTGATGACACTCGCGCTCACGCCGCACAGCACCGACAGCTGTAGCGCAGTCAGCCCGTCGCGGTAGTTCTCTTGGCGCAAGTAGTCCCGTATCAGCTTCTGCCCCTTCATGTGTCCACCCCCATGTGTCGCCCGAGGTCGAACACCGACGCAGGTGCGACGACGCGCTTGGGGGCCGTCGTCAGCGGCTTGTGCGTCTTGCGCTGGTGCCACGCCTGCGTCCGCTGCGCCCCGGTTTTGGCTTTCGGCCGCGGGGCATCCAGGCCAATGCCCAGCGTCCACACGGCAGACGGCGACGCCTGCTTGACCAGCTTGCGCCAGCCGCTGATGTACACCACGCCGCCCGTGTGCAGCTCGTTGACGAACTCGCGCACCGTGTCGTAGCGAATGCCTGTGCGCTCGGCCAGATCGGCGATGGTCTTCGGGCCTTCCATGAGCAACCGCAAGATCAGCGGGATGTTCCGCCGGATGTTGGCTGCAGCCATCTCACTGCTCCTTTGTATTCGAATGCACGTCGGTGTGCACGTCGGTACACACCGTCGACTTGCCTTGGCGGTGGCAGTCCTGGTGCACATTGGTCGTAGTCGTCTGCGCCCCACTGCAGCGTGTGAAGTACAGCCACCTGTCCTGCGGCTTAAACGCGTAGACCACGCAGCCATCGTCCGAACGACTGACTGGCCGGGGCTTGGCATCGGCCACACGCTGCGCCTGCCGCTGGGCGTCGACCTCCCGCCGGGAGGACTCGATGTCGTCGCCGTAGATGCCGACGGCGACCGCCGCGAAAACAGCGCCGATGGAGAGGATCGGGGTGTCGGCCAGCCAAAACAGGTACGCCAGCACGAGAGCAACCCCCACCAAAACAATGGTGCCCGCGGCCATGTCAAGCTCCCACCAGCGCTTCGGCCGCTTCCAGCGCGCGCTGCTTGAGCTGCGCACCGGCACCCCACTGTGAGGCAACGAAGCGGTTCTCGTCGGTGCGCGCGCGGACCCAGTGGTCGGCGTACTCGGTGAAGGCGTTAACGAACCCCCAGGCCGTGCCATACACGCCGTCTTCCTTGGCGCCGACGCCGGACTTGGTGAACAGCTCCATCACCTTGTTGAAGCCTGCACTGGCGCGAACCTTGTCCTGTTCGCCGCCGAACACGCTGACAGCCGCGTTCTCGGCCTGCTCCAGCTTCAGGTCGGTGTTGGCCAGCGCTTCGAGCTTCTGCACGAAGGTATCGAACACCAACTCGTTGAGTCCCATGTAGCGCTTGACCTCCTCCGGGTTGAACACAGAGCGGTGCGAGATGCGCACGGCCGAGGCCTGCCCCTGCGTCAGCGCGATGGCCAGCGTGTTGCGGCACACCACGCGCTCCGTCACGCGGCGCACGTCGGTGGCCAACGAGCCGTCGGCGCTGGTGCTGATCAGCAGGAAGCCGCGCAGCTTGTCACCGATGGCCGCCGGCGCAGCCTCACCGAACTTGGCGGTGGCCCAGAAGCGCTTGCCGCCGTAGATGGTCCCCGCAGCGCTCAGCTCCAGCCCGCCCGTGGTCAGGATGTCCTTGAAGAACTCCAGGATCTCGGCCGGCTGCACGACCTTGTACTTGTCCGACACGATGCCCAGCGCGTCCTTGGTGTCACTGCGCAGCAGCACGTGGTTTTCCGGGATGCGGCGCATCTCGAACGGCTGCGGGTTGTGCCGTGTTGCGTACTGCACTTCGGCGCGCTGGATCTCCCAGTCCATGCCGGCGGCCTTGCGCCAGACGTCCAGGCTCTGGCCGGGGATCATCGCCGTACCCAGGCCGTGCCACGGCATGCCGTCGCGCTCCAGGTAGGCAAATTCGACTTGACCGTTCTTGCGGGTGGTGAGTTCGTGGCTCATGATGCTTCTCCAGTTGGTTGTGAAAATCGTTTGTCCAAAGTTTAACAAAATCCGTGACGGTGTTCAAGCCGTCACGGTATTGGGGGTCAGACGTACCGACGCCCCGACCCGTGGGCGACGATGGCCACCGACTTGGCCGCGGAGTCGTCACCGTTGCACAGCCGGCACTTGATGCAGGTCGACTTGAAGCCGGCCTCGGCACTGGCCGGGCACAGCACCTCGTTGCGCTGCAGCTCGTCGACCGCCTTGATGATGCGGAACGTGCGGTGCTTGGCGCGCCAAGCCACCTGCGCCTGCTCCAGGCTGTCAGCGCTGGTCATGCACAACCCGCCCGGGGCGGCGTTGTGGGTGTACCCCGTGTGCCCGGCCGCGTGCTGCAGCAACTTGCGCCAGACACTGGTCGGCACGGCCGCCGGGTCACCGTAGGTTCCCAGCCGCACGAACCGCTCACGCCCGATGTCGGCACAGTCCGCGGCGTCGGCGATGGGATAACGACCGCGCTGGAAGGCCCGCCAGACGTTCAACGGCCCTCGGTCCAGGCGGACGTAGCACACCCGGCCTTCGGCCAGTTTGCGGGCCGGATCGAGCGTCGGGGTCCCGCGCAGCGCACAGTCGCCGCAGATGCTCTCGTCCTCGCCTAGCTTGTTGGCGTCGCGGGGGTCCATGTCACTGCGCATGATGTAGGTCTGCAGCATGTCGCCGGTCTTACGGTTGCGGCTGTCCCAGATGGCGGCGACAAAGATCGGCTGCTTGTCGAGCCGGGACGGGCCGGTGTAGATGATCGATCCAGACATGTTCAGTTTCCTTTCAGTTGGTTATACGGGTTGTCTTCGTCGAGCTCCGTCTGCTCAATATCCAACATGTGCCAGACCCATTCCCAGTAGCCGCAGAGCGTGTCTTCTTGCGCAACAGCGCTGCGCCAGTCGCGGCGGGTGTAGCCGGGGTGTTGACCGTCACCGTCTGGGTTGTACTTGTCGTTGAGCTGCTCCACGCGCAGCTTGTAGTCTTCGATGTAAAACTTGCTCATTGCGAACTCTCCACGTTGATGGGGGACTGGCTGGTGATGAAGTGCGTGATGTACACGTTGGTGTACTCATAGCCCGCGACAACGTCGACTTCCGGAATGCCCTCGTCGCGGCGCACGTCGTTGATGAACGCCTGCCGCGCTTGAACTTCCGTCATGTCGCCATAGGTGCGTGCGTGGTCCTCGTCGTCGCCGTGCGCGCGGCCGATGATCACGATGTAGTTGTGATAGCTTGCCATCTGCTTCTCCGGTTTATCGTACATACCGCGACAGCTGTCGTCGGTCAGGTGGTCCCCGATGATGCTCATGTCACTTCTCCTTCAGCTCGTCTTCTTGGCCCGCACGTCGACGCGGAAGTAGCCCGCCGTCGGCGAGGTGTACGCCACGATCTTCTGCTTGCTGGGCTTCATGCTCATCGCCAGGGCTTGCCAGTCGACCTTGGTGCCGCCGGCCACCTCGGCCACCGTGGCGCGGTAGAACGCGCTCTCATAGGCCCGCATACCGTGCGTGATCAGGATGTCCTTGCACGCAGCTTCTTCTTCCTTGAGCGCAGCGATGGCGCTCTTGATGTAGGCCAGACGGTCGACAGCTTGTTCGGGCGTGAGCTTGTTGTCGATCGCGTTGGTGGGGGCGTTGGTGATGGCGGTGTCGATGGCCTTGAGGAACATGTTGTCCATGGTGCTTCTCCAGTTGGTCAAATGAAAAAGGGGCACAAGGCCCCGGTGTTGGCGCAGAACCGCTGCGCCGCCGGTGTGTGAGCAACGCTCACGCTTTCTTGTAGAACGCCGACTTCGGGCCGTACTTCTCGAACAAGTCCGGGAAGGCGTCTTGCAAACGCCGGCGGTTGTGACTGTCAGCAACAAACCCAGCCCGCGCGATGTAGTGTGCGAAGTTGCCGCCGAAATGCCCCATTGCGGCTACGGTGTACGTGTACTCGTCGCCGTCGAGGTACTTGTCCGGCTGCGCGACGTCGATGGCCTGCGCCAAGACGCGCATCTCCAGCGCCGCGTAGTCCTGCTTCACGAACACGCCTCCGGCAATGGCCGCTGCGTGCTGTGCTTCGCATTCGAGCGAGTGGTTGCGCCCGTCCGTCGACGTGCAGTTGAGACCCTTGCACTTGCGCACGACGGGGTCTGGCAAGTCCACGCAGTCCGTGCACTCGGCCCGACGCTCTTCTTCGCTGCGCATGTCGCCCGCTGCAGGGCCGCAGTTCATGGTGCACTGCTTCATTTCGCTTCTCCTGCGAAGGCGACGTCGACGACCGCCTTGAGCAGCCGCCCCGTGAGCATGACGACGTGCTTGTTGCCCTGCGCGTCCGTGCTGATCAGGTCGATCGTCGGCAGCCCCTGCACCGTGCCGTTGCGCACGATGACAGCGTCGGTGGCCACGCCTGCAGTGGGGCGCTTGTCCCACTCGTTGTAGTTGAAACCGTAGCCCGTGGCTTCATCTGCGTCTTGGAAGACGTGCATATTGATCGCGTTCATTTCGCTTCTCCGATTGTGTTGTCGACGGCTTCGAGCGCGCCGTCGTCGCGCATGCGGTAGTTCACCGGCTGGTCGGACTCGACCACGCGCCACTCGACGACGAGCAGCCAGCGGGCCATCAGGTCCTTGGCCGAGCGCTCGGCTTCGTCCTTGGTTGCGAAGGCCAAGTTGTTGGCGTAGAACTTCGGGTCGCTACCCGTGCGGACTTCCGGCTTCCAGCTCATGATTGCTCCTTTCGCGCCAACAGGCGTTCTGCTTTACGGATGATCGCCTCGCGAGTGCGTTCCGTACACACCCACGACTTGACTACGACGTTGTTGAAGACGACGTCTATCTGCCACCTTCCTGGCACGTGGCCCAGTTGTTCACGGATGAAGTTCACGGTTTCTCCTTCAGTTGGTGGCGCTCGCCGCGCCAGTTGCAGTCAAGGCACCCGGCCTTGGCGTCGCTGTCGTGTGCCTTGACCATGTGACAGTAGTGCTCGCCGGTGTTGACCATGAACGCCTGCTCATGCGTGCTGAACACCCGCGCGCTGTCGCACTCTGGGCACCGGCTCATCGGCTCTGGTTTTTTCTTCGCCATCAGTCTTCTCCTTTCAAATGCGGGTACGCCCGCTCCATTGCTGCCACGTAGGCAGCGTCGTTGGCCAATACCCGGAGTTCCAGGTTGGCATAGTCCTGCGCCAGCAGGCTGGCGTCTTCATCGCGCAGTGCACACAGCCTCTTCTCCAGCTGCTGCAACCCGTGCCGCGCGCGCTTGCCCGGCTCCATCCAACAGTCCGTGCCCGGCCAGTAGTCGACACGGCGCTTGGTGCGCGAGAACGTGATGATCAGGTGCGCCCCGCCGTTGTGCTCCGTGAAGTCCACGTTCAGGCGTCGCAGCCAGTCCGGCGCCTCGGCTCGCTTGGTCGCGGCTTCGGCCTGCCGAGACTGCTTGAGCGCTCGGTAGTCGTCGATGGTGTCGCTCATCTCAATGACCTCCGATGTACTTGGTTGCTTGTCTGCGGCACGCGGCCGCGCTGTCGGTGTAAGCGAAGTCGTGTGCCATCTCGTCGAAGGTGGCGAACGTCTTCCACTTGTTGTCGACCAGCTCCTGACACTCGATGGTCAGGGGGTCCGTCTTGATGCGCCGCACGCGGGGGCCGTGCTGTTCAATGACGTGAGGGTCAGCCATAGCGCAGCTCCTTGAGCATGTGTGCAATCCAGCGGTGGCGGTAGTCCATGAGCACGCGGACGATCGCTGGCGGTTTGCGCACAGGCGAGGTGCCGGCCGGGTAGATCACAATGCGCGAACCGCTGATGTCGGTGCGGATGTCGAACTGCTTCATGGCAGCATGCCCTCCCCGAACTCGTCCACGATCGCCTTCTGCAGCGAATCGGGGATCGGTGCAAGCACTTGCGCCCCGCCCATCTGAATCATGTCGATGGCGTCCTGCAGATCGCAGGCGTGCTGATCCAGGTCTTCTTCGTGGTCCTCGGGCCAGGCCACAATCAGGAATCGTTGGGTCATGCTTGCTCCTTCTTCGGGTGGTGTTCGCGATAAAACGCGATGTTGCTACGGCATGCCTCTCGGACGTGCTCGCTTTCGTGACGTCGCCGGTACGTCGCCCTGATCGCCGCGAGCGTTCCCTCGATATAGCGTTTGTTGGTGGCGTCCCACGCTTTCTGGAAGGGGGTCTTGCTCATGTCACATACTCCAGTAGGTCCACACACCGCTACGCATGCGGCGAAACAGGCGTGGGTTTTCGAGACCCCCGTAGCGCGCCCACGTACCTTTGCTGATGCGGGCGTACCCCATGTTCAACCCGCGCTGCGACGACGTGTTGATGTCCTGTTTGAATCTCTTGGGGTCGCACCAGCGGCCATTGATTTTCATCGTCCACATGTCAGTCCTCCTTGCTGCAGAACTTGCCGAACTCGTGCAGGTTGCCCGAGAAGATGGTGCCCTTGTAGCTGCGCACTTTGACCGTGAGCGTCAATGCCTCGGTGACCGTGACCTCGTAGCCGAAGCCCTCGCAATCGAGCGTGACGCGCGGCTTCGTCATGTAGATGCCGCCAGGGCCGGACTTCCGCTTGAAATGCTCGACCACCTGCGCGGCCAGACAGCCCGCACCATTGGCGGTCTTGCGTTTCTCGTTGAGCCCCATGCCGTTGACGATCGTGAACTGCGACAGGAAGTCGAACAGTTCCTTGCCGTGCCCGCTGGGGTAGCCGTCGAACTGACGGTACATGGTCATCAAACGCTCGAGCTTGCCCCGCTGACCGTCGATGATGGTGGTGATAGAACGTGTACCCATGATGCTTCTCCAGAATGTGTGAGACTTGCTCACGTTTTTGAACTGCCGCAGGACCGCTGCGGCGCCGGTGTTACTTGATCAGCTCTCCAGTGCCAGCTCACCCTGTTTTGGCAGGCTGTCTGCGAACCCCTTGAGGGTGCTCTCGGCTACGCTCTCGGCGTAGTCAAGCCCGATGTACCCCCAACACGCATCGAGTTCCTTCTCTTCGACGCCGCGCGTGTCGATGATCTTGATGCCGTAGCACTCGCCGCGCAGGTACGCCGCGAACTCGTCAACAAAGCCGTCGATGTACTCGATGGCACGCTCTTTCTGCTGTGCGCTCAGGCGCTTCTTGCCCCACTCGCGCAGCGCGTCTTCGTGGGTCATGTAGGCGAAGCCGCTCTGGCCACTGTCCCAGGGGCAGCCGAACGGGTTCATGCGCAGTCGCTTCTTGCTTTTGCCGTTGAGTTCCTTGCCGGTGCTGATCGTCGCACCGCTGTGCACGTAGGCCCACACCGGGGTGCCGACATACTTGCCTGAGCAGATGCCGTCGCGGATCTCGTCGAGCCGTCGCTTCGACACGTTCTCCGTGCCCAGGCAGTGGCGCGAACTGCTGTAGGCGATCTTGACGATGTCGTCCTCGGGAGCCTGGGGGTCGTTGTCGTAGACGATGCGGGCTTCCAGACCGGGCACGTCGCAGGTGATGGTCTTGGCGATGTTGTCCATTTGCTTCTCCAGTTGTGAAGGTGTGAGCTTTGCTCACGGATTGCCGCAGGACCGCTGCGGCGCCGGGATTACTGACACTGGTCGGTTCAGCGCCCGCCGCGCGCGAACGTGGCGCCTGGGTAGCGCTGGGCCACTTCGCGCTTGGCCTGCTCGTAGGTGTGCGCCCGCACGTAGATGCGCACGCCGCACGCCGGCGCCCACTCGTCATCGTCCAGGCCGTCGTTGAACGCGCAGTAGACGTGCCCGGCCTTGCTGCTGGCCCCCCAGTACGTGCCGTCGGGGCCGTAGTCGCCATCGACAAGGTTGACGCGCTGACAGCGCAGGTTCTTTAGCGAACCCTCGACACAGTCGGTGTCTCCCATCGGCGCGCCACGCGCGAGGTTGCGTACCTTGGTGCGCAGGATCTTGTTGATGTTCACTTCAGCCATGTTTGCTCCTTTTCAACGTGCGTGCGATGTCGTCGCCGCCGTGTTTGCCAATCCAGCCGTGGCCCCACCACCCCGACGGCGTGTGCCTCGTCGCTTCCAGGTTGATCTGGTTCTCGCCCCAGCGCAGCACGATGTAGTCCGCTCCCTGTGCGCGTGCCTTGCGGATGGCTGCGTGGAGCTGCTGCAGCGAGGGGCGACGCCCCTCGAACTCGTGGTCGATGGTCATGTCACATCTCCGGGTTGAGGTCTTTGTGGTCTCCTGCGATCACAGCGATGCAGTGGTAGTCCGTCAGCGCGTTGTCTTTGAGGAACTCCTCCACGTCACCGTTGTCGCCTTCGATGACACGCTCTCGCGCCTTCTTCAGCGCATCAGTGGGGCCCCTTGCGTCGACCGTGGTCATGTAGGTGTCCTGTCCGTAGTTGCCAGTCAGGTAGTCCGGGCGCAACAGGATCACCGTGAACTTCGACGCCACCGACTCCAGCTGGTCAACACCGGCGCTCCAGATGCCGTCTTTGTAGACGGGGAACGGACTGTCTGGGTGGTTGAAGTCCACCCAGACCTCGGAGCCATCTTCCTTCGGTGCGTCGCCATCCCACTGACACACGGTGCCGACAGCACCCGCTTTGTAGTAGTGGCCGTTGTCCGTTTTTGCGCGGACCACGTCGCCGAGCTTGTAGGGGTTCTTCATATCACTTCTCCAACTGGTTGATACGATTGACAAGCCACGGGATGTCCTCGTGGCACGGGTTCACACGCTGTAGGTTGGCCAGCGCAAGCCTGTAGTAGCGCAGCTGCAAGCCACGCCAGACGCGGATGTATTCGCGGATCAGCACCATGCGCGCCTCAGAACTGGATACCCACTTCGAGGCCCAGCGTCATCGGCGTAAACCCCTTGATCGGGGGAATGACGCGCACGCTAACGGGGCCCACCTCGATGAGTCCGCCTGCCAGCAGCGGCGTGCGATACCCCGACCCCAGCCCCGCGAAGCCGCCGACACGCAGTGCACCGAACTGCACGGGTGTGTAGTTGGCCACGGCGTACACCGTCGTGCGGTCCACGCTGTTGCGGAAGGCGCCGGCCTGCACGCTCCACGTGTCAGAGAACGTGTGGCGAATGCCCAGCCCGACGTTGCGCTCGTTCCATTCGCGACCGGTGCTGTCGAACTCAGCCCGCGGCTTTGCGTGCCAGCTCAGGCCGTGCAGTTGCAGGGACCAGACGTCGCTGGCGCAGGCGGTCGTGGCCAGCAGGGCCAGGGCGATTGTGGTGATGAACTTCTTCATGCTGTTTCTCCTTTCGTCCCCGCACGGTGGCGGGCCATCAGCTCGGATGTACTGCGCTGGCGTTCTTCCAGCACACATGCCGCGTGGGGGGGTGAAAATGGACGCGTAGTAGGCCGCGGTCTTGCCCGTCACGTCCTTGCGTGCCCGCTCCTCCGCAGAGTGGATGAGCACGATCTTCTTGCCGCAGAGGATGCAGTTCATGTGTTTTCCGCCCATCAGGCCATCGCAGCCACATCGGCCAGAGCCCAGCGGATGCACTCGCTCATGGTGCGCAGGGTGGACAAACCGTCGAACCTGCAGCCAGGGCCGCTGAAGGGCGTGAATTCCAGGAACTGCTGGCTGTAGCTGCTGACGACCTTGACCTCGAAGTCGTGCAGCTTGTCGAAGTGGCCCTTGCGCTCCTGCCGAACAGTGAACTTGATGAACCAGGAGCTGTGGCTGTTGCCGCCATGGCCCTCCCGGATGCTGGGTACCAGCCCTGCGGCTGCGCATTCGGACAGCGCGCCCATGATGAAGGCGGGAATGATCGTGTAGGTGGTGTAGGCTTTGGTCATGGTGCTTCTCCAGTTGTGAAGGTGTGAGCCACGCTCACAGAAATGCCGCAGGACCGCTGCGGCGCCGGTGTTCCGACATTGGTCGGGCTCAGATGGCCTTGACCTTGTTCAGGGCTTCACCTGCCAGTCGCTGCTCGTGCAGCGCCTCCTCGCCGACACGCAGGGCGCGTATCTGCTCCAGCGCAGCGACGGCCACTTCCAGACGGCGCTGCAGGATGATGATGTCGATGTCCAGCAGGATCAGCCCTTGCTCGATGCTGTCGCACACGCCCGAGGCGTGGCGAACGTGCCCTGTCGGACGGTCCCATTCGGGGTGGCGCATCAGCACCGCGCGTGCCGAGCGCACCTTGTCCAGCAGTTCCCGCGCACTGGGGTGGCGTGTGGGGTCAGTCATGGTGAAACTCCTCGACCGAGGTATCGTTGATCTCGCAGCCCACGAGGTGGCCGGGGTCGATCAGCATGGTCAGGCACGCCGGCACGTCGATGCGCACGCCGTCGGTCCGCAGCAGCTCGTCTGCCTCCGCCCAGGTGAGCCCGTTATTGTTGATGGCGTGGTGCTGGGCCGCTGCATACAGCGACGGCACGTCGTGGACCTCGATGTCCATGGTCAGGGTGTATTGCTTGCGCATCGTCTTCTCCTAGGGGTTGGTCAGTTGGTGGCCCACGGGTACGTGGGCAGACCCTCGATCACATCGGCGTCGCTGTCGAACCGAACCCATACCGAGGTCGAATCCCAGTCGTAGCCGTGCTTAAGCAGCCAGTCCTTGATCGGCTCCAACCAGTCGTTGTCGTACCCGTTGGGGATGTACAGGAAGCCGCCGTCCGGGGTGAGTGCCACCGGTGTGCCCTGCCACGTCTCCAGCGTGTTCGGCGCTGGCAGGTGCGCCGTGCTGATCACGGGTACGCTCATGACCCACAGTGTGGTGGGGAGTGGTGCGTTCATCGTCTTCTCCTTCAGGTTATGCCGGCGGGGTTGTGTGAGCAACGCTCACAGTTCGATTTGCTCGGGCGCCCAGGTCGCGGCGACGATGTTGGCCATGCCCAGGTACTGCACCGCCTTGATGTGCGACTTGTCACCTGCGGTGTCCTGCAGGACCTTGTTGCGGAACTCCTGCAGCGTACCGACGAAACACCCACTGCGCACGATGATGCCATCCGCGGTGTTGAAGAAGTACGTGGTTCGGCTAACGCTCCCGCCCCCGCCAATGCTCATGAGCGGGTAGCCGTCTTTGGCTTTGTAGATGCCTTCAAAGCTGCACCCTTCTTCGAAGCTGCACCATTCTCCGAAGCTGCACACTTCTCCGAAGCTGCACACTTCTCCGAAGCTGCACCGTTCGCCGAAGCTGCACCCTTCTCCGAAGCTGCACCATTCTCCGAAGCTGCACCCTTCTCCGAAGCTGCACCGTGCGCCGAAGCTGCACC